CTGAAGAATTTGAGAACTTTCTGGCTAAAAATTTGAGGTGTGAAATTACCTGACGGTAGATTTCCATAACCTGCTGCTGTTCCGAAAGCCATTTTCTCTCTCCTTATTTGAGGTTTTAGCTGTTCATATCAATTCGCCCTTCTTTCCGTGCTAAGTCTATATCAGCTTCGTGCTTCTCAAACTCCCACGGTTTAAGCTTGGCGATGTCAGAACCCTTCCAAACTTTTTTAGTTGAGTCTTTTGTTGCAACTTCTCTTGGTTGTTGTCTTGCGACTGTCGCTGCAGCATCAGATTCTCTTGATCTGGTTGGTTTCTTGTTTGAGACTCCTGTCTCGGATTTGTAAAGGGATATGATTCTACCTGCCCATTTTGCGTCAGTATTATTTTTGTAAATACCATCACTTAATTGTTGTGGTTGATCATCAAGCCAATTTAAAAATTTTTCATCTGTTTTTAAATCGTTAAAATCAGGATGCAATCTGAGTAATTCTTCAAAGGCTTTTTCTTTCTCTAAAGTTTTCTCTCGTTGTTTTACTGACTCTAAATCTTGTCGTAGTTTAGCAACTTTTGCTTCTGTTTGTACACCTGCCACTGTTTCGACAACTTCAAAGACATCAGGATATTTTTCTTTAAACTCCTCAAGTTCTTCGAGTGTCTTAGGTGGTGTTGCACCACGAGGTAACTCTTGCGTATGTTGCTTAAATGTATTAAGCTCTTGTACAAGTTGTTCACGTTCACCTTTAAACTCATTAAGTTTTGCATCATAATGTTTTTTTAAATCATCATAACGTTTTTTGTAATCGTGTTCTTGTTCCTCTGTTTGTTTTGCTTCTACAAAACTGTTTTCAGAAGGTTTTGTTTTCTCTTGAGTAGCCACCTCTGGTGTGGGGTCTTGAGTTTCTTCTGGTTGTTCTTCTTCATCTTTATAAACATCCTCACGGTATTTATTACGATAAAGATTTTTGTTGTTAACTACTCCAAATGAATCATTTGGTTTGTTGGCTCTTACACCTTTTACTTTTGTTGTTGCCATAGTTTTACCTCATTTATGCAGTGCCACTGGCTGTGGGTAGCTGCTTCGGTTCGTCAGGGCCACTAATACGTGGGTAGCTGACTAATTTATTAGAAAGCAGGTGATGCTCCACCTCTTTCGTAATCACTTCCTCTAAATATAAACGATCCACCTCTAGACTCAGGTATTCTTACTTTAGGTCTTGTGCCTACGTTTGGATCTATATTTATAAAACCTTGCTGTGTTTCACTCATTGGTTTTTCTACCACTCCGAGATCTTTTGGTCTGTAATATATGTGTTGAAAAGTTTTTACTTTTTTACTTCTGTTTGTTTCTACAAACTTCCCAGAAGCTACTTTGTCTGCAAAACCCTCTTCTGTAGAATCTTTAGGATTTTTAAAAAATGTAGCTCCACCTGTAAAATCTTCTCTAAAACCTTGTAATACTTCGTCTGCTATTTTTCTTATTCTATTGTATGTTTTTTTATCCTGTTTAAAAACTTTTAAAGTCTTTCTAAATTTAGTCGGTTCAAGACCATTAAATTGAAATATTCTTAATTTAGGATCTTTATTGTAGTTTCTTTTTGTAAGTTCATCTATTATAGAATTTCCAAAATCTTTGTATCCCTCTGCTTCTGCTCTGTTTTGAAGAACATGAACTACACCTTCTAAGCCTTTTTCACCCAAAACATTTGCTTCTTGGTACATCATCATCGCTAAAGCGTCTGCTAAAGGCAAAGATCGTAATGTTTTATCAATTACATTTCTAGCTTTAACAACATCAGGGTAGAAACTTTTAAATTTTACATCGTCAATCGTTACTAAACCCCCCTGATTCATAAAACCACCACTATTTGCTTGTCTAGCTTGTGGTTTTTCTTGATCACCTTGTTTTTTTCTTCGTGCTACTTCTTTTTTACCACGATTATTTATCTTTTCTAATCTATCGTAGCCTATGATCTTAGCTATGTTTGGGGGTACTACGACCTCACCTCGTGAGATCATTATATCAACTTGTTCCTTACTTGGTATTGTAGTAGTTCTACCAGATTTGTCAACCCCTTGTCCTGCTTTTTCGTAGGCTTTGATCAACATTTTACTTATATCATCTGATCCTGCATACTCTACAGCAGGTGCATTTATAACAAAAGCACCCTCTGGAACTTCAAGAGGTATGTCATCTGCAATCGTTGTTTGATCACTAAATTTTTCTGGTGGGCCACCTATGAATCCTGCAGGGCCGCCTGCTTGCATACCTTGTCCTACTTTACCACCAGTGTTAAACGCATCTTCAAAACTATCGTCACCTGAGTAACCACCTGTATCTTGATCTTGGTCACTTAAACCACTGTCACCGTCACTAGATGATGACTGTTGTTGTACATAAGTGTCAAAATCAGGAATTTGATCAACTGTTGTTACCTTTGAATC